TTGGTTATATCTTTTGCTGTGAATTTAAACACATGGCAGCATATTGCAATTGTAAGATATGGCACAAGCATTGTCGTCTATAAGGACGGAGTTTCATCGGCAACTGGTACATTCTCTGGCACTGTAGCGACTTCAGGAAGGAACTTAAGAATTGGAGACAACGGTAATAGCCAAAACATAAATGGCTACATAGACGATTTCCGCATTTCCCGATTCGCTCGCTACGTCTCCAATTTCACGCCTCCCACAGCAGCATTGCCAACAACCGCATCCTCCACGGTGGCCGACCCTTACTACAATTACACATCGCTCCTGCTGCACATGGATGGCACGAATACATCAACAAGCTTTGTGGATTCTGGGCCGAATGCACTGGCGGTGACTGCAAGTGGATCAGCGGCAATCAGTACGACGCAAAGCAAGTTCGGTGGGGCATCGGGCTATTTTGACGGCAGTGGGGCCAAACTGGGATTAAACTCAACTGCAATTGATTTTGGGACAGGGGACTTTACAGCGGAATGCTGGTTGTACCTGATTTCAACACCGACCGGGGCTTATGCTCATGTCATGGGGAAGCAAGTCGGTGGTGTTAGTGCTTCATGGCTCTTATACATCAACACCTCAAGGGTGCTCCTATTTGGATGGAATAACACAGTTCAATTGATTCAGTCACCATCATCATTAAACCTTTTGCAGTGGTATCACGCAGCAGTCTCAAGAAGTGGTTCGACAATCAGAATGTTTATTGACGGTACGCAAGTCGCATCAACCACAATTGGCTACACGTTCTCTTCGTCCACTGAATTTACAGTTGGAGCAGCTTCAAATGACTACACGCCTGCTCGCCTAAACGCTTATATCGACGACCTCCGCATCACCAAATACGCTCGATACACATCAGCATTTGCGCCACCAACAACTGCATTCCCGAACGCATAAGGAGCAAACACATGCAATATTGCCAAGTCAGTCCGAACGGTATCTCCAGCCCACAGTGGCTACCACAGTCATTCACGACTGTCAGTAATTTCAACGCCTTGGATGATGCATCCTTAGCCACATACGGCTATTACCCATACATTCCATCGCCCATCCCAGCGTACAACCCTGCCACCCAACGACTTGATCAGCATTACTCAGTCAACGGTTTTACCGTGACCGACATATATATTGTCGTCGATCTAACAGCCGAAGAACAGCAGGCTTATGTAATTCAAAGGCTCACTGAAATCGGTAACGGCATCGGCTCGTTTCTCGACCAGGCAGTTTCGGTAAAGCAGTACGATTCCATCCTTTCAGCCACAAGCTGGACTCTGAGCAACATCACGACCTACAAGTCTGAAGGTGATGCCGCAATCGCTTATCGCGACTCAATCTGGAGCTTGTTTTATAGCATGGTTCAGGCTGTTCAGGCGGGTACTCAGGCTGTCCCTACGGTGGGCGAGTTCTTCGCCAGCCTACCACCACTTTGGCCTGTAAACAACGGCAACGGAACATCCAACGGAACAGCTAACGGGCCAATCTGATGACCTTCAGCACTGCCGCCAAGAACTTTGTCTTTCTCATCACGGTTGCAATCGTGCTGCTGATTGTTGATCTGATCAAGTGGCAGTCTGGCGGCGTGACATGGTCTGAAGCGATCTGGGAAGTGAATCAGCACAGTCTCAGTTTTGCACTCGGTGTTGGAATCGTACTGGGCCACTGTTTTACCGTTCCAAGAGGGCTATCCAAATGACCGGACGTGAATTACTCGACTGGTTCATGAAAAGACAAAAGCCAAGCCTTGAAGAAATGGCAAAACGTCTCGCACGGCAAAAGGCAATCGAACGGTATTCAGTGGATTCCAGGCGGCACGCCCAGTTGGTCACCCAGCTCGTCAATGTGCCTCCACCAGTGTTTCAGAACTATCTGGACGATCCAAATTACGTCTGGAATCCCAGCGTTATCCCAGTACCACCTAAACCAAGGCCAATCTAAAGGACTCCGATATGAACGACTGGATTGGACAAATCAACGCCCAGCAAGCCAGAGCGATAATTATCCGCATGGCTCTTGCAGGAACTATAACTGCGCTTGGCGTTCTAAGCCAACACCTTGACTCGATTATTGCAACCACCAGCCCATTGGGCATGGCTTTGGCGTTCGGGATCGCCCAAACGCTTATCTACCTGAATTCTGGCCAAACGCCACCAGCACCAAAGGGCTGATGACATGCGTATCGAGGATGTCATCAACCCTGACTATGGATGGATCGTTCCTGTAGCCCAGATCGCAACCGATCAAGCGGTGAAAGGCAGTTCAATTGACCCGTCTATCCCGCAAACCATGTACGCTGCTGCCGCAATCATCTACGCAATCGCAGCTTACCGCAGGTCTCTGAGAGACCCGAAGAAGTGAGCAGTCTCCCGCCGCCTACCGTCTCACCGTCGAGATGACTGGCGAGACGGTTACCATTTTGCTGATGTCAGCAAAATGGTTGACAAATGTTCCCGAAATCTGTTTCGGGAACATACCCTAAACCCAAGAGAGGTAAGGTGATCCTTGTTCGCAGAGTTCATGATCTATACAGCTTGCCAGTCTGGCCAGTGTCCAAAGCAGACAGTGACCACAACGACCACCACAGTCGAGCAAAAAGAGGTCAAGGTTCAATTCCTGCCTCCCCGACCAATCAACGGCAAGCCGCGACCACCAAGATTCCTCTTGGCCAAACCTCGCGGCTTATTCAGCCCCAAAGCAATTTACATTTATGAAGTGGAAGCAAGCAAATGATCAGCAAGATCATCATCCGGTTGCTAACACCGATCATTGTCGAGGTGATCCGCGAGCTGCTCTCCAAGCTGGCCAACGGTGAGCTGGTGAGCATCGACGAATCTAGTGTCAAACTGGCACTTAATCAGCGTGAAGAGTCGATTCAGTCTCAGCTCAAATCTGTTCAATGGGAGGTCGGCCTGTGATCGGACTTCTGATCGCAGTTCTACTGGCTCAACAGCCTGTTCCCTCGACTCTGGTTCCGCCAGCAGTCGAGGAACGGGTGGTGTTTAGCCATGCTGGATTTACGTACTTTGTGGGCAAGTCCAGCGGAAGTGTCATCGCCATTGAGCAAGGTGGTGTTCGACCTGTTCCGCCACCAGTACCAGACGAGGATGAAAAGCCTCAACCAGTCAGTGGCATCAAGTGGTTTTCGGTTGTTGTGGATGAATCCAAACCGGAGCAGCAAGCATGGCGTACAGATCCAGAGATCCGCAAGTTGCTAGAATCGCGTGGGATTCAGTACAGATCGTACACCGCCGAGGAGACGGACATCGACCGACTAGGGTTTCAGCAAACCGTTGGTCAGATAGGTTTACCGACCGTCATCTTGCAGGATCAGGCAGGAAAGATCGTCAAGTCTGTCAGTCCCAGAACCAAGGATGACATCATAAAGCTGGTGGAGGTGATCAAGTGAGCAATCTGCTTGGCTGGGTAACACCTGACGGCGAGCTGAGGTATTTGGGAAGCCATGAATCCACGCTCATGCTGGCCACTGGCAAGCAACTCCCAGATATTCCCGAAAGCGAATGGCAAGAATTCGACCTAAGAGATGATTCAAAGTATCCGGTCAAAGTAAAAGACCAGAACGGCAAAGGGGCTTGCAATGGCCATGCAGCGGCAAGCAGTCTGGAAATTGCTCGGTACGTTTCTGGTGCTGCTTATGTCGCTCTTAGTCCTTGGCTCGTCTATGCTGATTTGTGTAACGGTTGGGACGTTGGCTCGAATATTGCGGAAGCTCTGGTCTACCTTGAAAACAAAGGGACTTGCTCTGAGCCACTGGTTCCTTATGCGACAATTAACCCTTCAAGAATTCCGCAGTCGGCCAGAACTGACGCCAAGCGGTTCAAAGTTGAGATCGGATACAGACTCAACACCTTTAAAGACTTATGTATTGCATCACAGCTCAGAATGCCGTTTAACTTTTCTGTGCCGGTCAACGCCAACTTTAACGTCCTCGACAAAGATGGAGTCCCAGGCAACCGAGCCGGAATGCACAATCACGCTGTAACAGGCGGAGTGGGAATGAAGCGATTGCCCAGCGGAAAATGGGCCATCTTGATGCAGAACTCATGGGGAACCCAGTGGGGCTGGAATGGCTACTGCTGGATTACCGAGAGAAACGTAGAAGGCAGAGGGTGGGATGCCTACTGCGTCAGTGCCACTGTGGCCGATCCAAATAACTTACCTCCAGTGCTTGCATAAATCGCACATTGAAACGCAAAACACCTCAGAGCAGGCTCAACTCCATGCCAAGCGGCACGGAGTTGGAGCGTATTGCCCGCCGGATTCTCACGGAGCTGGGCAACAACGTAGCAAAACCGTGGCTCGCGATTTACGACCGGAAAAAGGAAGCCGATCCGTTCACGGCTCCACTTGATATGGCTGGTCAATTTATTCCAGTCATTGAAGCATGGATCGACGAATCAGGCCGGTCCTTTCTGGTGTCACTTGGCCAACAGGATGCCGACCAATGGTTGGTTCGTGCACCAGAAGTGATTGAGGCCGCACGGAATGCCACGCTGGATCTGTGCCAAGAGACGATCGACCAATTCACTACCGATACGCTCCGCACTCTGGAAGGTATGCGGGCTGATATCGCAGCTTCCATTGAGGCTGGCGAGACGGCTGGAGAATTGACCAACCGAATCAGCACATGGATCAAGGACAACGCTCGATGGCGAGCACGTCGAATCGCAATCACCGAATCAGCACGGGCCTATAACACCGGCCTGACAAGTGCTGCTGAGGGGCTTGATTTTATCACCGGTTGGGAACTGCTCCTGTCGGGTGATGCCTGCCCGATGTGTCAAATGATCTTTCGATTATGCCCGGTCATTCCAAAGGGCGGAACCTTTGGGGCCAACGGTAAGAACAAAACCTATAAGGACTTAAAGTTCCCTCCTTTTCATCCCGGTTGCCGGTGTTCTCTCTTGGAAGTCTTTGAAGACGAGATGCCTAAGGATTTAAAACCACCTGTCAGGCCGGGTGAGAACGGTTACCTACAGCCTTCAGACATCGACTTTGCTGCGGCTGAAGAGGGCGGTTACTTATCGGTTGCAATCGGCAACGCGAAATCATTCACAAAAACAGGCCGGATATTGGAGGCTGATAATGATCACTAAATCGACTGATTCCGGCATCAAGACAAGCGATACAGGTGGGTTTGTGGGCTATGCTGCCCGCTTCCTCAACATCGACCGCCAAGGCGACATCATTTTGCCTGGCGCGTTTCAAAAGTCTATTCAAGACTTTATGGATTCTGGCGGACTGGTCCTGTCTGATCACGAAAACAAAACATCCGCGGTGATCGGCACGCTCAATGATGCGACCGAGGACCGGTCTGGTTTGAAAGTGGATGTCACGTTTTCCGCCACCAAAGCCGGTCAGGATATCCGCACTCTGCTCCGTGAAAAAGCGGTTCGCAAGATGTCGATTTCTTTTCTCGCGAGACAGCCAGAACGATTGAGCAAAAAGCAGGTCTCAGACCTATGGGACCGCTACGGATACAAGCCAAACGCAAGTCAAATCAGGCTCTCTGAAAAGGGTGCAAATCTGATCAAAGAAGTATCGGAGATTATCGAAGTCTCAGTGGTGCCGATCCCGGCCAACGCTGACGCTTCGATTATTAGCGTGAAATCGCTATCCGACGATGAAACACCGACCCCGGTGGTGGATGCCAAGCACCTGACGAAATTGTTTCGCCAGGCGGAATTGGCTGATTCGATATTGACCGCCGCCAAGCGGTAAACGAAAGGTTCTT